GTGCGTTCCACAGCGTCATAGAGGCGGCACAGGGCAGTCAGACGGGCGTCATTGGTGCGTTGGGCCACCCGTAGGCGTTCTTGCTCTGCTAGGGCTTCTGCGGCCTTGTGCAGCACGTATATAACGTGCGTTGGTTCTTTGGTCAGTGATACAGCCATCATTCATTCCTCAATTAATAGGGTTATCAGGGTAGCCACGGCTAGCAATAGGGCCGCAATCATTAACATTCCGCGCCTAGGGCGTTCAGTTCACCGCGTAATCTGGCGTTATCGTCTTTCAAGTCCGCAATAGTGTCCTCTAGGTTCATAATGTCAGCTTGCAGATAGAGCCAGCTCTCTAGGGCTTCGCCTAAGACGATAGCTAACTCATTGTCGCTATCCATTGCTGCGTTGATAAGCTGGCGCTCGCTGCATTGGCGATAATAGGTCCGGTCATGTGTCATTTACTCTGTTCCTCTGTCATGGTGTCGATGGCGCGCTTGTGCGCCTCGCTGCTTGTGATGCGTTCACCGTTGGCTTTGGCTTGTGCCTCCGCCATTCGTGCTTCCGCCGCAATGTCTTTTAATAGGGCGTCTATAAGGTTGTTCAGGTCCATCAGTCATTCCTCTTCCGTTACGTGGTGCGCGGCAATTGCGTCCCAATCAACTGCGTTCAGGTCCAGCATATCCCACAAGAAACCGGCTGTGGTGCTATCGCGTCCGATCATATCGTAAACAGTCTCTTCCACGTCACAGCGACAAATCTCGGCAGTAACGTGGATACCGTCTTCTGCCATCGCGGCAAAACTATCGCCAAACCATAGGTTAACGGTCCACGTCGCGGCATTGCGCCATCCATTGCAGGTATTGTCAGTCATTGTCATTTACTCCTGTATGGCCTGTCTCATCAGCGCGCTTGGGCCAGTCAGCGCGGACGGGATCCGGTCAATCGACCGGATCCCGTTTCGACGTTAGTTTTTGATAAACGCGTCAACGTCAAACGTGCCGTCGCCTTTTTCACGCATTGGCATAAGCACGGCACAACAATTAGTGAGAATGCCGCCGCCATCGCTGGCAAATGTCACTAGGGCCGGATTAAGGCCGTTTTGATGCAGCTTGAACGCGCTGGCGTAGTCTTTCTTGCCGTCATGCAGCGCCTTTGCCATATCGCCTATCTTACCGATATATTGAGGTTGATAGTGCGCAGCGACTAGGGCGTCGGGCGCTTGTGGCACAATGCGCGTCCAATCGGGGAAAGAGCCGTCTACAGGCTCAAAGTGGATCCGGGCATTGCCATATAGAAGCCACCACAAGCCGTTATCGTCGCGTTCGACGACGTAGCATAGTCCCTTAGTCCGGCCTGCAGCTTTACCGGCCTGCAATATGGCGTCGGCTGGCACAATGATACCGGCCAGCGCGTCTGCGCAATGGGCAGGTCGAACGTCGTTCAACTTGAACGCGTCATTGCAGCGCGCTGCAAATGCCATATGCCCGTTTGTGGCGGCAATGAAACCACGCCCGTCAATGAAAACGCCTTTTAAGTAATAGCGCGTTTCCTCTTTTGATACTGCGCACATTGCCGCGTCCATGAAACCGGCTTCAATTGAAATTGTAATTGCAGTCATCGTCATTTGCTCCTCATGTGTGGCACTAGCGCCATAGTTGCAGCGCGCCGGTTAGGCGCGCTGCAATCGGGCGCTAGTTGCTAAGATCGTCGATGGTCTGCTTGGCGACATCAATGGCTGTCGCCACCATATCGTCGAAATAGCCACCTTCATCCATGAAATCGTCAAAGGATGCGTAGCAACATCCGCCGAGGTATTCGTCGGCCAATTCGACGCCATTCTTGCTGGCAGTGACGCAAGCGATGAACCATTCATAGTCGCCGTCTGCGATTGCGCGGGCTGTCTCCCCATCGTCGTCGAAATGATCGTTAGGATGCATCATTTCAGGAATGACAGCGAAACGAATGTCGAAACCATCTTTGGTGAATGTGTGGATTGTCTGAGCCATGATTAGATGTCCTTCTTGCCTGTCTGTTGCGCGGCCAAAACGCGATTAAGGCGGTCGTTGCTTAGTGCCGATTGAATTGCGATGTGGCAGGCGGTCAGAGCGTCGAATGTGCGTTCCATTTGCAACTGCGCATTCCACACTAAGGCTAGGCATTCGGCTAGCGTTGCGGTGTAAGTTTCGTCAGTCATCCGATAAATTCCGAGCGTAGCTTGTCATAAAGAGCGTTAGCAGCTTTTTTTGTGCCAGCCGTAGCCGATGCAATTGTCTTAAAATGGATGCGCTCCAACTCATCCCGATGCGTTTCTTCCAGCACACGGACAATAAAGCCGCGCGCGTTTGGGTTATTATTGAGGCGCATCACGCGATTAATAGCCATGTTAGCGAGCCTCTTTGATTGTGATGATGATGACGTGCGCGGCCAATGCGATTAGGCCGATGGATACGATTGCGGCCATGGCTCAGTCTGCCCAATGTGCTTGACGACCGGCGATGTGCGCGCCGTAGTCGCGGTTCATTCTGTCGGCTGCGCGCGATGCAGCAGGGCCTGTCTTATAGGTGGTGGTCTTACCAGTGATCCGATTGGTGACTGTGTAGTGCGTGATCATCTTGTGTCGTTCCTTCTGTGTTGGTGCGCCCACCATAACGCCATGAGGGTAGCAGTCAACAACTATTTTCGGGGTAGGGTAAAAATATGGGTTAGTTTAAAATCAAGATTGCCCATGCTGAGAGCCGCAGGAATGCTGCGTTTCGAGGGGGAAATGGGGGTATGGGCAATGCTATTTGTATATATCAGTAAGATAAAATTGTTATATATATGGATATGCGTAGGATTGCCCGCGCCGTTGCGCGGCTAAGTGACGACCTGAAAAACCATTGCCTATATTGCCCATATTGCCCATGTTTTCGAATTGGGACGCAAATTGCAGCTTCCGCTCCTCCTTGGCACAGCGCAATCAGCCCCTTGACATATGCTAAAATGTTAGTTAAAGCGAAGCATCGCTTTAACTAATCCAATATGTTATCGCTTTCTTATACCAATCCCCCTGCCAGATGGTAATTCCTCGCCGCGCTCAAGCTGGCAGGGCAAATGACCGCGCGCATTTATGCTGCACTGCACCATGCCGGTTGCCGCCGGAATTTCGGAGGGGGGGCGGGGGCCGAGCGCGCAGCGTATCGGTGACGGTAGGTCCGCAAACAATTTTTATTTTTTTATAAAACTGCAAACAACACAAAGTTTGACGTTAACCGACGACTGCATTATCATAGCCGCCATGACTTTCTATTCATTCCCCTTCGAGCCACAGCGCATCGAAGCCACCGAGGCGCGATTAGAGGCGATATACGACGCCGCCAAGATGGGTCTCAAAGGCGACAGCTTGGCGCTGGCCGCAGGACTGACCCCAGCGCAGCACCGCAAACTAGCCGAGTTCGATCCGCTGGTAGAGTTTGCTGAACTGAAAGGGCGCGCTGATGGCGAGTTCACCGCCGCCAAAACGTTACACGAAGCCGCCCGCGACGGCGACGCTAAGGCTGCACTCGACATCCTGAAGCATCAGCACGGCTGGGTCGCCAAGCAACAGATCGACGTATCCATCGACCAGCAGATCAGCATCACAGGCGCGCTGGAGAAAGCACAGCAGCGCGTCATCGAAGGGATGTACACAGACATCTCCCACATAGAGGATAACAGCACAAATGCAGGCACCGATTTACAGCGCATCGGGCGAGATGGAGTTGATGTCGAGGCTATGGTCGCCCGCGATTAAAGACGACCCGCTGGCGTTCGTACTGCTGACGTTTCCGTGGGCTGAACCCGGCACACCGCTGGAGAACTTCAAAGGCCCGCGCAAGTGGCAGCGCGACATCCTCCTCGACCTGCGCGACCACATCAGGCAGAACAACGGCAAGATTGAGTTTGACACGTTCCGTGAGGCCGTGGCATCAGGCCGTGGGATCGGCAAGTCGGCCCTCGTAAGCTGGCTGGTCATCTGGATGCTGTCCACCCGCATCGGGTCTACCACAATTGTATCAGCCAACTCTGAAGCGCAGCTACGCAGCGTCACATGG